GCGTCATGGTTGGGTGGATTCCGGTCTACTTCTCTGAGCAACGACTGCAGCGCGTTATTGGGGAGGATTCCACCCCTGAGATGGTCGCCATCAATAAGCCCGAGAAAGAGCAGGGAGAAGACGGCCAGGCATATACGCGCATCAAGAATGACCTCTCAGTGGGCCGCTATGACGTGGTGATGGATACGGGGCCGGGCTATGAAACGAAGCGAGCGGAGGGCGCCGAGAATCTCGTTGACCTCCTCAAGGTACAGGCGCTTGCTGAGATTATCGCCAAGACGGGTCCAGACCTTGTATTCCGTTCGATTGACCATCCTTATATGCAGGAACTTGCTGATAGGCTTATGGCGGCGAACCCGGATGGTCTGAAGAAAATAATGGAGGGCCTATCGAGCCGTGCCAGATCCATTGTGCAGGCTCTTTCTAATGAGAATGCGACGCTCAAGCAGCAGCTGCAAGCGCTCCAGCGGGATATGAAGGCCGGCATCACGAAGGAACACATGGCGGCTACGGTTAAGGCGCACGACACGAACGTGATGGCGCAGACCAAGGTACACGACACTGAGACGCGGGCGAAGACTGCTATCCAGGTGGCGGAGATCAATGCCGCTGCCAAGCTGATTGCCGATCGCGCGGAGCGTGGCCACGAGGCAAGCATGGCGGAGCGGGAGTTTACGCATTCTGCCGAGCAAGGGGCGGTTGATCGGCAGTTCGCTGCGTCCGAGTCGGCGGCGGATCGTGCTGCGGCAGCACAGCAGGCGGCACAGCAATCTAACGGAGGGCAGGGATAAATGGCTGTAACAGTCGTTGATTCGAAGGGCGAGCTTGACGCCTTCATTGCAGAACAAGATGGCGCGCCTGCCAAGCCTGCGGCCGAAGAGAAGCCCATAGAGGCCGCCAAGGAGGCCGAGAAGCCCGCGGCGAAGGATGGCGAAGACCCCGATGATATCGAGGGCGAGGATGGCCTGACGCAGCGCGAGAAGAATGAACTCAGCGAGAAGATGCTGAAGGCCGTTGGGAAGCGCGTGCGCCGGCAGCGGGAGGCAGAAGAGTTCGCTACGGCCCAATTCAACGAGAAGCTGCTGGCAGAGCGTAGGGCCAGCCTCCTTGAGGAGGAGCTACAGCGGCTTAAGGCCCAACAGCAGCCGCCCAAGCAGGATCAGGGACCGCAGGAACCGGATCGTTCGAAGTACACCACTGACTCTGACTACTTCTCGGCGATGGTGGAATACCGCGTTCAGGTTGAAATGCGCAAGATGCAGCAGGAGGAGGCCAGGCGCGCGGCGGAACGCAGGCAGCAGGAAATCGTTGACACTGCCAGGACACGCATTCAGAAGGCCACCGAACTCGTTGATGACTTCGAAGCGGTCACTAAGGCGGCCGACCTTTCCGTGCCACCTGTTGTGGCTAGTTATATGCAAAAGAGTGAGATGTTTGCGGAACTGGGATACTACTTAGCCAAGAACCCAGAGCAGTTAACTAAGTTACAGAAACTTGCGCCAGACGAACAACTTGTGCAGATCGGTAAAATTGAGGGTAAACTAACGCCATTCGGGTCTAAAAACCCCGATGCAACACCATCAGACGGCGCAACGCCGAGTAGCAAAGCAGTGGCCAAAGACGGCAAGCAGTCCCAGCCGAGTGACGAAACGGGATATCCCCCGAGCAAGGCCCGCGTTACAGCGCCGGTGATTACGCCGTTGAATAGCTCCCTTGGGTCTGCAGTCGAGAAAGAGCCGCGCGAACAGAACATTCGCGAGACGATTAACTCGTGGCAGAAGTCCAATAAAGTGAATCTCGGCTTGCGCAAGCGACACTAGGACTCGCAGCGCTCCATCTGGTCTGAAGCTGTAACAAGCGGATTTTCGTCCGTGTGCGCCCCTCGGCGCGAGGAATACAGCTTTGGCCAATCAGCTACTCACTATCTCGATGATCACGAATCGGGCTCTTCCGGTTCTGGCCAACGAGTGTATTGTTACTGACAAGTTTAATCGTCAGTACGATAAGGAATTCGGGCAAAAGGGCAAGAAAATCGGCGCGACATGTAACGTCCGCCTGCCCCCGCGTTATCTCGGCACCTTCGGGCCGGCTCTGAACGTTGAGCCCAGCACCGAAACCTACGTGCCGGTGTCGGTACTGTATCAGTACCACGTCGATATCCAATTCAACACCATCAACATGCTGTTGGACATCGATGACTTCGAGGAGCGCTTTCTCCACCCGGCGTGTATCGCTGTAGGCAACCGCCTCGATAGCGACGGCAGCTATTTCGCCTATCAGAACACCGCCAACCGCGGCGGCATCCCCGGCACGGCTCCGACGGTCTTTAAGGCATTCTCAGATGCCCGCGCGATTTTGGCGTCCGAAGGCATGCCGAAGGGGATGGTTCCCACGGCCGTTCTGCACCCGTTGGCCATGTCCAGCATGGCAGACGCCCTCAAGGGTCTCTTTAATCCTCAAGCTCGCATCAGCGAACTCTACGAAACCGGATTGGTAGCAGCCAAAACGGCGGGCGCGGATTGGTTCGAAGATCCGAACATTGCCGGATACACCACGGGTACCCTCACTGGCTCTCCTGTGCTGGCCGGCATCACGAGTGCCGTCGGTGGTTCTGCCATCCTGACTTCTGGGTGGGCACAAACGGGCGTTCTGAATCTTAGCGGCCTGACCAACACGGTAGCGCAGTGCGTGGTCGGCGATACCATTCAGATTGCTGGAGTTTTCCCGGCTAACCCGCAGAACCGCGGCAAGTATGGCAATACCCTGAAACAATTCGTGGTGCTCCCGCCTGCAGGATACGCGCAGATGGTCGGCTCAGCGGCTCCTGGTGGCCCGCAGTTCAATGTGGCGACCTTGGCGGCCGGCACGTTCAACGCCACGACTGGTACCTACACCTCGAGCGGCTCAGGCACATTGGCCGTGACGATCGGCGAGTGCGTAATCACCTCGGGTCAGTTCCAGAATGTCGCAACGACGGCGGCGTGGACCGGCACCCCAGCTGTGACCATCAACGGCGGCGCGGCTAGCGCTACCTCGAGCACTGAGAACTTGTATTTCCACCGCGACGCCTTCGCCATTGCGTTTGTCGATCTTCCTTTGCCGCGCACTGCGGTCGAGGCAAGTCGTGCGTATGACGAAGATCTCGGGATCAGTATTCGGGTCGCCACGCAATACACCATTAACAACGATGCTGAGCCGACCCGCTTGGACATCGCGTATGGCTTCGCGAGCCTGTATCGGTCGCTTGGCTATCGGATCTCGGGCTAAGGAGCAGAGAACATGGCATTCCCCGCAGTTACGAACGTCACTGGCGCTAACCCCGGCCCGCAGGCAGACACGCTTCCGGATACCGTACAAAGCCCTACCGGCAATCTCTGGAAAGTCGGCACCTTTGCCATCGCACTGACGCCCGCCGCTTTGGCCACCGGTCCCTCGGTAGGCGAGCAGACCTTTGTCGGCACCGCTGCGACGGCGAGCGCGACACAGTATTTCCCCACCATCGGATTGCTAACCACGGATCGAGTTGTGGTGAGTAATCCGGCCGCGCAGACGGCTGCTGTTGCTATTCTTGATTGTCGGGTTTCTGCTGTCGATACGCTGGCGATCAAATTTCTAGCAACTGCGGGCACTCCCACGCCTGCGGCCGGAACCACGGCCGCCCCTTATTACGTGACCGTGTTCCGCGTCCAGCCGAACTGGAGCGCTCCGGCTGCGGGCAGCCAGATCGACTGGTAAGGGGCGACCATGCCGCTTGGTTTTGGTCGTTCCTACGGTGTCTTCGTTGCCAATACGCCGCTCGGATTGGGCGACTTCCTGCTCGAATCTGCGCAGGACAACATCATCGCCACTGCCGGTGGTGGTCAGGGGCCTGCCTACCAGATTGTTGCGCAGACATCGCGCATCACTACGGTGGCGACGCCTGGCGATTCCATCATGCTTCCGCCCTCCACGCCGGGGCTAGAGCTGCTGATCATCAACCACGGTGCCAATGCGACCCAGGTGTATGGGCAGGGCACTGACACGGTAGACGATCAAACGTCTACTGTGGGCGTCGCACAGATGGCGAGTTCGCTCGTTATCTACACGTGCACCACAGCAGGTAAGTGGTATACGGAAGGGTTGGCGAATGGCTTTGCGGCGTCCTTAGGGCTGCAGACGTTCTCTTATTCGACCATCGCGGCCAATGTGGGAGGAACGCAGGGAACTGGCACGCCCGTTACCACGATGTTGACCAACATCACGGCCGCTGGCGCTAGCTATTCGGTGACGCTGCCGGCGTCCGCGCCCGGGCTTGAGATGACAGTTCACAATATCAGCACACAGACGGTGCTGGTGTTTCCCAACGCTGGCGGCACGACAACCGAGAAGATCAATGCAGGGGCATCTAATGCCTCGCTCTCGATGCTGACGAATACTTCCACGGTCTTCACTTGCACGGTGGCCGGGCAGTGGTACAGCGTGCCGCGGACGCCTTCTTGATCCATGTCTAGCGGCCCGTTTAATCCTAACGGCCAACTAACCTACTTAGTCGGCACGTCTGCGGTACAGGTACCAACCCCTATTTCCGGGGGCGTGCCTGTTACCAGCTATCGCATTCGCAATCTGCTGAGCACAACTCAATACATTGCGTGGGGCGCCACGAACGCGGTCACGGTGACCGTACCAACTGCCGGCACCCCTCAGGCAAATACGATCGGCATGATCGGGCCGAGTGTTGAGGTGTTCGGCAATCTTCCTGCCAGCGCCTGGTTTATCGCTAATGCTGTTGGCGCCTTTGAGGTGACGCCCGGCGACGGGATGTAGGGGCAAGGTGGCATGGCTGTAATG